CAAAACAGCGGAACCTGATTTTTGTTGAAAGGAGGAAGTCGCTTTGGAAGAGAGCATTCTGATGTGCATCAAGAAGATGCTGGGGCTTGGGGCTGATTACACGCCATTTGATACGGATATTATCGTCATGATTAATTCGGCGCTGATGACACTGACTCAGGCCGATGTCGGGCCTAAGGAAGGGTTTCGGATTACCGGGATGGGCGAGTCCTGGAGCGACTTCCTCACAAATGACGTCATGCTTGAAGCCGCCAAGCAGTATATTTACATGAAGGTTCGGATGGTGTTTGATCCGCCGTCCAGTTCCATCGTGATGGATGCTTTGAAGACCCAGTCAGAGGAGTATCTTTGGCGGCTGATTGCTCAGGCTGAATCCGTTGAAACCTTCGATTTCATGTCGGAGGTGTGACGGATGGGCGATCAATTTTCCGGGAACGAATCTGATCTGATCCGAGGTCGTCGGTTGAAGATATCGCCGATCTACGATATGGATCTGGTCGACTACGAAGAACTGTATGATGAGCTCTTCTCAAGGATGGAGCAGAGCGTTGGCGCTCAGATTCATCCGGCAGGAGATGGTTCGGGCGATGGCGGTGATGAGTAATGCTTTCAAACACCGCTACTCCGAAGTATTACGGGATGTTCCGGGATCAGGTGCTGCGGGGAGAGATCCCTGTATGCAAAGAGATCGAGATGGAGATGAACCGGATCGATGAGCTTATCCGGAACCCGCAATTCTATTACGACATTGATGCCGTGGAAGGCTTCGTCAAATTCTGTGAGAATGAGCTGACCCTGACTGACGGGTCAGATCTTTTTCTTTTGGACACTTTTAAGCTGTGGGCCGAGGAGATATTTGGGTGGTACTACTTCGTGGATCGGAGCGTGGCTGTCCAGAATCCTGATGGGCACGGGATTCATTATGAGACAAGGAAGATTAAGAAGCGGCTTATCAACAAGCAGTTTCTGATTATTCCACGCAGCGCAGCCAAATCCATGTATGACATGGCTATTCAGGGGTATTACCTGACGGTGGACACGTCGACGACACAGCAGATTACGACCGCACCCACGATGAAGCAGTCGGAAGAAGTCATGTCTCCGCTCAGGACCGCACTGGCGCGGGCAAGAGGCCCGCTTCTGAAGTTCATGACGGAGGGCAGCATTCAGAACACGACAGGCTCCAAGGCGAACAGGCAGAAGATGGCTTCTACCAAGAAGGGCATCGAGAATTTCCTGACCAATTCGATTCTTGAGATCCGTCCGATGTCCATGGACAAGCTGCAGGGGCTTCGGAGCAAGATCAACACCGTGGATGAGTGGTTGTCCGGTGCGATCCGGGAGGACGTCATTGGGACACTGGAGCAGGGCGCTTCCAAGAACGACGACTATCTGATCATCGCGACAAGCTCTGAGGGTACCGTCCGGAATGGCCCTGGCGATACAATCAAAATGGAACTGATGGACATCCTTCGGGGCGACTATTACAACCCGCATGTGTCCATCTGGTATTACAAGCTGGACGACCTGAAGGAAGTCGAGGAAGGGAAGACCAACCCGATGGTCTGGCTGAAGGCGAATCCAAATCTGGGCAAGACCGTCAGCTTTGAGACCTATCTTCTGGATGTGGAGCGCGCAGAGAAGACGCCGGCTGTCCGGAACGATATTCTGGCGAAACGCTTTAACATCCCGATGGAGGGGTACACTTACTTCTTTACCTATGAAGAGACGCTTCCGCACAGGAGACGGGACTTCTGGCAGATGCCCTGCTCTATGGGAGCTGACCTTTCGCAGGGAGATGACTTCTGCGCGTTTACTTTCTTGTTCCCGCTCGGGAGAGGACAGTTTGGCGTGAAGACAAGATGCTACATCACTTCGCTTACTTTGAGTAAACTTCCGGCTGCCATGCGAATGAAGTATGACGGCTTTATTAATGAGGGAAGCCTTATCATCATGGAGGGCACCGTTCTTGAGATGATGGACGTTTACGACGATCTGGACCGGCACATTCAGGAGTCCGGTTATGACGTAAGGACGTTTGGATTTGACCCCTATAACAGCAGGCAGTTTGTTGAGCGCTGGGTTCGAGAAAACGGGGAGTTCGGCGTCGAAAAGGTTATTCAGGGCGCAAAGACAGAAAGCGTTCCGCTGGGAGAGCTCAAGAAACTGAGCGGGGAGAGAGCGCTGATCTTCGATCAGGACATCATGTCCTTTGCGATGGGGAACGCCATTACCCTTGAGGACACGAATGGCAACCGTAAGCTCTGGAAAAAGAGGTATGACCAGAAGATCGACTCGGTTGCTGCTATGATCGACGCCTATGTGGCATATAAGCTGAATACGGACATGTACGAATGAAATTAAAAAGCCAACTCGCATTTGAGCTGGCTTTTTCTTTTAATCGTCAACTTCGATGATCTCGTAGTTTGCTGTGGCGCCGTCCATTTCTTCTTCGTAGTCGCCCGGGTTCATTTCGTACAGGATTTCGGCGCCGGCGTTGAAATCATCAACCATAACCCAGGCCGCGGATTCTGCTTCCTCGTAGGTCTGATAAGTTCCTTCCTGTTCGTAGCCGTCGAAGATGATTTTATACATCTCAGAATTCTCCTCTCTCAGCCAAGCTCACGATTCGCACGGCTTCATCAATTTCCTCTTGCGATGCATGCTTACGGATCAAGTACATAACCCCCATCCCGGCTCCGAAACTGAGTATGAGCGCAGCTATTCCGATCACCATATATTTTCCGGAATTTTTGAGGAGTTTAAGAACCAGATACGGGTTATGATGCGTCGCAATTTCATGCGCGATGAGAGCGTAGATCCAATCGATTCCAGCATACAAGCTAATCGCCTCCTTCCTGCGTTAAGCCGGATGCGGTCCGGCTTTATTTTATGTACAAATTGTAAACGAGTCAAGCTCGAAAATACAGGATCATAGCTGAAAAATTGGATGTGCTATTTCGGCCATTCTTGAGAAATAACCGGGAGATGAAGATAAATGACGTACGAATCTAATGCATTGCAGCATTACGGCATCAAAGGCCAGAAATGGGGACTGAGGCGTTTCCAGGAAGAGAACGGGACGTATACAGCTGAAGGCAGGGAACGGTACCGGAAAGGCGGATCAAAAGAGCAGAAGCCTTCTTTGTGGAATCTCCGCGATCGTTCTAGAAGATATTCTGGCGTAGCCGGTGGTTTGAGAACCGGCGGCGTTTATGACCGGCCTGACGGCACAAAAGATACAGATCGTCTGAAGAAGGATGCTAAGAAAGACGCTGAAGATATGGCTCGGGCGAAGGCTTATTACGGCGAAGGTGCGGGTAACCGGCGGAAGCAGATCCGGAACCGGATCAGTGAACGGATGAAAGATCCAGATTATAAGGCCGAATATGAGAAGCAACTTGCGGCGCAGGACATGTCAAAGCATCAGAAAGCCGCCAATCGGGAAAGGAAGGCCAACGACGTCAAGAACGCCGTGGCTAAAACCGGTCGTGGAATTAAGAACCTTATTATGGGTGTCGGTTCCGCTTCTATGGCAGCCGTTGCTCTGTATAATATTGCAAAACTAACCGGCGCCGATAAGAAGATTGCAGAGTTTGGTAAGAAGACCCTTAGGGAAATTTCCAGTAAGCTGAGCGGACTGAAGAAACCATCTGTTAAAGATTACGACTGGCAGCACAGCAAATCTTCCTACACCGTACCAAAGAGCTCTTATACGGTTCCGGAGAGCTCGTATCGAACCTGGATCGATAAAGATGGAAATATTCATGTCAAGTGATTTTTTACAAATCAATGCAAAAAGCGGGTGCAATATGATGTCTTTAAGTTTACAAGAATGCATCGATAAAATTAAAAAAGAATACCCGAAGCACTATCCTTATACGTTTGTCGAAATTAACGGAAAGTACATTTTTAATCTGGTGCAGAAGGGGCATGACCCCGAAGGCGCGATTAGCGACATGCATGTGGTAGATCCAGAGAGCGGCTTTGTAAGCGGCGGCATTTCCATTATGGAGTTCCTTAAGAATCCACGCTTCCGTGAAGCATGGAAGAAGCCAAATCTGGTAGCTAACCACGACGACAGCAGAATCAGTCATTCTTCGATCTTTCAAGGAAGAAGAGGCTGGGGTATCCGAAAAAATCAAAATGGAAGAGGCGGCCGCCCTTTTGAACCTCAGGCTTCCGATGTGAACGATGAACTCACTTACGGCGGAAGCCTTTCGCATTACGGAATTAAAGGTCAGAGTTGGGGAACCAGGAACGGCCCTCCTTATCCGCTGGACCAGAAGACGCATAATCGGGTTGTAAAGAGTGCCGGTAAATCTTCGAAGGGCTCGTCAAAGTATGACGCCGATGGTGGAGCACGTACCGGACTTATCCCGGAGCTCATTTCGCTTGCCGCGTTGATTGGCATCGATCTTTACTTAAGCAGCCCCAGAGTTCAGGACAGACAGAAAAATAAGAGGCAGAAAAAGTTTTACGAAAAAAATCATGATATCTCAGAAGATCTTCTTGGCGACATCGTTGATGTAAATAAGGAGTACAGCGAAGACAATCCTCCCAGATTAATTGTTGGTGAGCATAGTATCGAGGATGACATGCTCGCCTGTAATCCGAGATATCGAGATGGCGTTGTGCCGGGCACAACCAGCAACTGCACGTTGTGTGCCTTCACTTATGATATGCGTCGCCGTGGGTATGATGTGGCCGCTCTTGCTAGTGAAACCGGGAACTATCCCGATCAG